ATCGACTCAACGTCGATTGAACCCTGCAGCAGCAGCTTGCGGCTGTAATCCACGAAGGCCCCGATGGTCTTGGGGGTCATCGAGATCTGATCGAAAGCCTGCTGGCTTTCGGTGGGCGCGGCATTTTCGCCAACCCAGAATGCAGACGCCGCCGAAGTTTGCCTCGGGATAGAGACATTGCCCTGCAGGCCGTTGAGCACGGTGGCGCCAACATTGGCCAGCGCCAGGCGGTTGCGCAGCAGATCGATGAAATCGCCGGTGCGCAGGTCGGTGCTCACCAGGTTGCCGCCGGCGGTGGCGGTGCCAACCAGCAGGTCACGCTGGCCGCGCAGCACATCGCTGGGAACCATGATGCCCTGGCTGGGCTTGCCGGCACGCTGCTGGGCAGCTTCCGAGCACTCACGTTCAAACGCTGCAGCTTCCCAGGCCTCGCGGTTGTTGGGATTGGCCAGTGCGTTGATGGCGCGCTGGAAGGAGAAGCTGCGCACTTCGCTGGCGCTCATGCCGATGTCAGCGCTGCCGCCGATCGGTTGAACAGCAGCAGCCGGTGCAGCGTGCTGCTTCGCGGAGCGCTTGCCGATAGCGGCCAGCACATCCTTCATGGCATCAGCTTCGCTGGCGCCACGTTCGATCAGGCCCTGGGCCAGATCATCAGCCTTGTGCTCACGGCAGAGTGCCGTGATGGAGGCAACGCGGGAGCGCTCATCGGCCGCAGCCTGCGCCCGCACCGCCTCGAGATCGAGGGAAGTGTCTTCCATTGGGGGGTTAAGGGGTTGGGTTTGGGTTGCGGCCGTAGCCGCTCCATCGGCTTCGAGACTTCTCCCGATGCCAATGGTTGGATCGGCAGGAACGCCGACAATGGACACCTCGTAGGGACTCCACGATGTGGCGACGAAATCGCCGCTGCGCTCCTCCATCTGATTGATGGAGTACCCGACAGAGACATTGCGAAGAACGCCATCTGCCACGTCGGCCATCACCTCCTGCGCGAACGCATTGCGGCTGAACTTGACCGACACCATGCCGCGCTTCTTGTCACCATCCAGCCAGGCACGCTCCACCACGCCAACCACACGGCTGGTGTCGTGGTTGAACAGCAGCGGCGCACCATCAGCCAATCGACTCAGGTCAACCGCTCCGCGGTCATGGCTCAGCACTTCATTGCCGAAGTAACGCTGAACCGGATACTCACTGGAGAAGCTGAACTCCATCGTGCGCTCTTCGCTGATGGCGCTGCCATCCAGCTGCGCCGCTCGGCGATACGTCTGGCCTTCCAGATCACGCATCAAGTCCATCGCTATCTCCATCCTGGCTCAGGCTATCCAGTCCGAGTTGCTCACCTTCTGCAGAGTCTTCGTTTTCCTCTGCAGCTGGATCCATCGGCTCGACATAGCCGCCCAGGTCGTCATCTGCTGGGTTGGTATCGAACTGCAGCTCGAGCTCCTGCGCGCGATCCACCTCTGCCTTGCGTGCCACCAGCAGCTCCTCGAGGTCGCCGCCCTGCTCAGCCACGATCTGCGCCTGGGTGGCAAAGCCGCACCGCACGGCCTCCTTGTAGGCGTTCACTTCCTTTTCAGGATCAACCCAGCCCCAGCCGCGCGGGAACCACTTCACCGCGTCGTAGCGCTCTGGCATCAGCTCATAGCCAGGCAGATCCAGCTGGCCAACGGCTACAGCAGCGCGCATCCACTGCTCAAACACCGGCCGGTGCAGGTGCTCAATCATGAACTGCTGCAGCGTCCGCCAGTGCTCGCGCGACTCGAGCAGTTCCAGTCGGCTGCTGCTGTAGTTGGTCTGGCTGTAATCGGCCGACAGCGACGGATACGGCACGCCGGTGGTGGCCGCCACTGCACGGAGCATCGCCCGCATGAACGGCTCGAACTGACCGTCTGGTGCATCCAGGGTTGGCACGGTCACTGATTGACCGGGAAACAGGGTCTTGAACACTCCAGGCTCAAAGTTGCTGACGTGTTCACCTTCCACCACCTCCTCGCCCAACATCTCCCCAGCACCTTCAGGGCTGGTGATGAAGCCCATCAGGCTGCTCGCCGCACGGGCGCGCACAACCTCAGCTTCCTCGTACCCAGCCAGGTGATGCAGCCGCTTGATTGCCGCGGCGAACATCGGGACGCCTCTCGTCTGGCCCGGCCTTTCAATCGTCGCCAGGTGCAGGATCTCAGCTGCTGGCACCTCAACCAGCTGATGCCCGAGGCCGTTCTGGATGTCGCCCGGGTGCCGCGTGCGGAACGCATAGCTCAGCGGCCGGCCCCACCGGTCCACCTTCACACCCATCCGCCATTCGCTGCCATCAGGCGCTGGCCCGTCGTTCTTGTCTTCCTTCACCAGGTCGGCCTCGAGCACCTCAAGCGCCAGCGGCACGCTGCTGCCACCGAATGCCTGCGGCACCATGCGGATGAACACCTCACCGCTTTCAGCCATTGCCTGAATCGCCAGCCGGCTGATCTCGACAAAGCTCAACCGGCCGGCGGTGTGGCATGTGCTCGGCCGGCACCACCGATCCCAGGCGGTTTCAATCTGACGGTTCAGCCGTTCATCCAGCCGCCCGCCACCACGCTGCATCGGCACTTGCGCCTGCAGGCGGATGCCATGGCCGATCACGTTGCAGGCAATCGCGCGCAATGCCTGCCGCGCGTAGGCGTTATCGCGCACCAGCTGGCGGCTGCGGTTGCGCAGGCGCACCAGGCTGCTGTTGATCTCAGCGTCAGCGCTGGTGCTGCTGGTCACCCAGTCGGAGGTCAGCCTGCTGACTACCGCGCCTTCATACGCACGCCGGCCGCGACTGGCTGCTGGCTTGGCTTGCTTGCGCTGTCGCTTGCTCATGCGCCGAACCTCACGAACAGATTGCGCGGATCACCAAGGCCCGCAGCCACCTTCTCGGCAGCACGCTCCCTGGCAACGATCGCCTTCAGCTGCGCTTCGCGCTCCATCAGCTGCGCCAGGTCGATCGCGGTGAAGCTGCGGCTGCCGATGGTGTATTGCTTGGCGCCCTTCACCACAATCGCCCGGATTGCAGCCTGCACTGCCTCGAGGTCCTGCTCGGCCTGGCTGCGGCCATCAAATGCCGCCGGGTTGCTCACATAGCTCAGGCTTGGCATCACCTCCGTGATGCCGCTGCCCACCGTGATCACCGTGGCGCCGCTGCTGATCCTGCTCTGCCAGCTCCACACGCCCGCATCAAATCCAGCACTGGTGCCAGCTGGGATTGCCATCAGCCAGCCGCCATCACTGCGCGCTGTGCCCGTAACCGTCGCGCCTTCGTTGGTGGCGTTGAATCTCAGAAACGTCGTGAAGCTCCAACTGGCTGATGTAGCCGCTGCACCGTCAAGATCCAACGCAGCCGGCTCAATCCACTGCACCGTGTCACCAGCTCGAATTGCCGCCGGAACTGTCATCGCAAAGCCTCCCGGCTCAGGCTATGAATCACCAGCCCGAGACAAATCCTCCAGGGCGTGATGCCACCGGCGGCCGCCGCTTTGCAGCTGCTGCTGGCTGGCTGCCCTGCTGCTTCAGCTGCTGCTCCAGCTGCTCCCACATTGTTGCCCTGTTGTACCGGCGTGCCACCAGCTGCAATGCCGCATACGCCATCCGCGTGCAGTCGCCGCCTTCATCGCGTGCGCCTGATGGCAGCACCCAGCTGTAGGTCGTCTGGCCCTTGTCGCGCTTTGGCATCCGCTTCCACGGGAACAGCTCAGCCAGGAACTGATCCGTCGCTGCCATCCCGAAATGCAGGTAGCCAGGCCCGGGCTGCTCATTGCGCAGCCTGCCCTGCAGGTGGTTCACGCTGGCGTCATAACCCACGTTGAACAGCAGCACGCCGCGCTTGGTCACACCCTGGTTCTTGCGGTTCACGTCCACCGGCACACCACGACCAATCAGCGGCTTGCCCTTCTGGTGTGCGCCCTTCATCGGCACCCAGCTGGACGTGCGGCTGCGGCACCAATCACGCACTTCATGCGTGGCATAGCCGCCGTCGTCAATGCCGCCCATGGTCAGCTTGAGCTCGGTGCCATCGGCCTTGCGCCATTTGGTCCTGGCGATCTGATCCAACTGCGCCAGCGTCTCCGGTTGCTGCGGGTCGCCGTCGATCTCCCAGTGCCCCAGGTGCCAGCCTTCCTCACCGCGGCCCCAGCCCCAGACCGTCAACACCAACCGCTCACCGCTGGTGCCGCCGCCGCCCTGCACGTCAACGCCGGCGGTGATCAGCAGCACGCCATCAGGCACTGTGTCTTCCAGGTAGCCGTTGCCGGCTGCTTCGTTCTTGCGGCGCTCGGCCAAGCCATCGCCGGTCAGCTTGCCGCTGATGCTGTCTTCCCACGGTTCACCCAGCACCGTGTTGTGGAACGTCTGCATTGCATCCGGGTCACCCTTGCGCATTGCCTCGAGCGCTTCTGCGTGCTCACGAACCAGCACGCTCCAATCAGCTGCTGGTGAGTAGCTGTAGGCCGCCCAGATGTGGAAGCTGGCCAGGCCCGGCTGCTGGCTGATCGCTGTCGCACGCCACTCGCCGCGCTCCACCATCCATCGCTTCTTGCTGTGCGGTATCAGCTCCATGCAGTTCGCGCACTGATACGTGCCAGCCGCGCTGCCTTCCTTCTGCATCTGCTCCCATCGCAGCACCTGCATCGCCTGGCAGAACGGACACGGCACATAGAACCGCCGCTGGTCACCACGCAGAAACCACTCCTCGGTCTTGCCACCCTTGAAGATCGGCGTGCCGCCTAACCCGATCTTGCGGTCCCAGTAGTAGTCCGCCCGGTTGCGGCCCAGCTTGATCGGGTCGCCCTCGTCCAGCTTGGGGTAGGCGTCCACCTCATCGAACAGCACCACCTTCCTGGACTTGCGCCTGAAGCTGCGGCCGCTGGCAGCATTCACGATGTCGATCAGCCCGCCATTGCTCAGCTGCTTCAGCAGAATCGTGTTGCTCGCGGTGTTGCGTGCCTTGCTTTCTGAGATCAACCCACGCAGCACCGGTGTGTCTTCAAACAGCGGCTTCACTTCCTCCTTGCTGTAGCCCTCGGCGTCTTCCTTCACCGGCTGCACGATCATCACCGGGCATGGGTCCTGGTGGCTGAACAGCTGGATCACAACGCCCAGCATCTTGGTCCACCCCACCCGGGCAGACTTCATGATCGCCACTGTCTCCACAGCCGGATCAGTGAACGCATCAAGGATCTCGCGCTGATACGGCAGCGTGCTCCACCGGCCCTTCTCAGCTGCGTTGCCGGTCATCACCGCATACTCGTCGGCGTACTCGCTAAGCCGCAGCCGCGGCGGTGGCTTGAACCCAGCCAGGATCTGCCTCGTCAGTTCCGACACGTCGGCGGTGATCATCCCTTCACCTCACCAGCCGCCAGCTCATCCAACGCCTCGCGGATCAGCGTGGTCAGCAGCTCCACCTCCTCGATCTCAAGGTGCGGGATCCGCTGCTTCGCCGTGCTCGGTACACCCAACAGCCTGGTGCGGGTGATGTTCACCGCTTGCCCCCACGCCAGCTCCACATCCTCACGCCGCAGCAGCAAACCTTCCTTCGTCTTGCGGTCCAGCTCCAGCAGGTTGGCCTTCTCGTACTCAGTCCGCGCGCGGCTGTCGTTGTAGGCCGGCAGATCAACAGGCAGCTCACGAGGTTGCGCCGGTGGCGGCTGCTTTGCAGCCTTCGCCTTGGCTGGCTTGGTGCGTTCGGCCGCCGGCCGCAATGGCTGCGGTGAATCGGTCCGCGTCCTGGTAATGGCAGCCCATCGCTGCTCCAATCGATCGCGCTCAATCAGCGGATTGCCATCAGGCCCCGGCGTTGTATCCAGCTCACCCTTGCGAATCTTCCGGTAGATGCTGCCTCTGCTCTTGAGGCCCAGCAGCGCCGCTGCTTCTGGAATGCTGATCAGCACTAAGGCCGGCTTGTCACACCTTGTCGCAGGCTATGGAACATGTGACAAGGTGCCTGTGACAGCGCAGGGGTTCGTGCGCGCTCCAGCCCCATGAGGTCGCCTTGTTGCGAAGCGTTCTCAAGCGAAAAAGTGGGTCGCGTTGGACC